CAGAATTAGTAACTGGCTCTATCGATGCAATTCATATTGCAGATAATGCAGTAACAACAAATAAAATAGCCGCTAACTCTGTAGGAGCCGCAGCTATTGTTGCAGGAGCAGTTGGTTCAAGTGAATTAGCTTCCAACTCAGTAGATTCAGCAGAATTAATTTCTGGTAGTATAGATACTATCCACATTGGAAACTTACAAGTAACTTCAGCTAAATTAGCTTCTGATTCTGTAGTAACAGCGAAGATACTAGATGCAAATGTTACGAATGGTAAAATAGCAGATAATGCTGTATCTACAGCAAAGATTGCAGATAATGCAGTCACCACTGCTAAGATAGCAACTAATAGTATTACAACTTTAATGATTGCAGATGATGCAGTAACATCAGCTAAAATAGCAGACAATGCTATATTAACACAGCATATTGATGATAACCAAATTACTACTGACCAGATAGCTGCAAATACAATAGCAACAGGCAACATTGCAGATAACGCAGTAGACGGCAGTAAGATAGCACAGAATAGTATTCTTACTAGACATATTGATGACGCACAGGTTAACACTGCTCAACTAGCAGGTAACTCTGTAACAGCGGCAAAGATACAAGCAAACGCTGTTGGGTCAAGTGAGATAGCAGCCAACTCAGTATCAGCTTCTGAACTTAAATCAGATGCTTTAAATGGGCAATCATTTACAGGTACTGCACAGATAGCAGTAGTTAATGCTTCTACAAGATTAAAAGCACAGAAAATTGGTATTCAAGATGTAGATCCACCACAGAAATTCCACATAGACGAAGTAGCTGGTATGGATGTAGGCACAGCAAGTTCAACTGCAACAACAGTATTTTCACTTGATACATTCAGTGCATCAGTATTTAGAAGTGCTGAATACACAGTACAAATTACAAACTCAACAGATAGTGATTATCAAACTTTAAAAATATCACTATTCCATGATGGGTCAACAGTTTATTTAACACAATACGCTTCTATATTTGACAATGGTGCACAAGCAACATTTGATGCAGATATAAGTAGTGGCAATGTAAGATTAAGAGTCACGCCAGCAAGTGGAGACACAATGGCGTACAAGTTTATTAGAACAACAATAGAGGTATAAAATGGGACAAAAATTAGACTTTAACATCGAGGACGCAGGACTTAAAATTGATGGTACTGCTGCAATTGGTTCTGACGCAAGTTACTCAGGTACACTAAATTCAGATAAAATTACTGGGGGTACAATTAGTGCTTCAAGATTACCATATACAATTACACAGACAGCACCAACAAATACCAGTGGAACAAGCAGTGGTCATATATGGTTTGTATATTCGAGTTAATCAGATATGGCATTATACATCAATGATAGTGGAACTCTTCGCCAAATATCGTTTTTAGCATTAAACGATGGAGGAACATTACGCCGAATAAATGAAGTATATGTAAATGATAGTGGCTCATTAGCTGGGCCATTTACTATTACGCATCAAACTTCAAGAAATACGGCTACATCAACATCTACTATTTCTGGTGTACAGGAAACAGCCTACGCTACAACTACAACTTTTAATACTACACAAAGTACTTTAACTACTTTTGATACAGCAAAAACTACAGTATTTAACACAACACAGGCAACTGATACTAGTAGAACAACAACATTTAATACAACTACTACATTTACAACAACAACTGCATTTACAACTACAACTACCTTTACTACAACACAAGGTACAACAACTGCATTTACAACAACGACTGCCTTTACTACTACTACAACATTCTTAACTTCTAAGAGTACAACTACAGCTTTTGATACTACAACGACTTACACTACTTCATATGACACAGTGATTAGTACAAGTAGAAATACATCATTTGCTACAAATACAAGTAGAAGTACAAATACAGCACAGTCAACAGCTTACATTACAACATTTACAACAAGTACAGCATATATTGATAATACATCATTTTCTACAACTAGAATTACAACTTTTGATACTTCTACAGCGTACGTAGATAGTACAACATTTGCTACAGATACTGCATACATAGATAATACATCTTTTGCTACAACTAGAACAACAACATTTACAACAAGTACAGCATATATTGATACTACAACATTTATAACAGCGACTGCATATATTGATAATACAGCATTTGCAACAACTAGAATAACAACATTTGCTACAGCGACAGCTTACATAGATAATACAAGTTTTAGTACTTCATTTACAAATAATACATCTCAAGCAACAAATACAAGTAGAAGTACTGGATTTACAAACTCTACTGCTTACAACACTGCTCAAGCAACAAATACAAGTAGAAGTACTGGATTTACAAACTCAACTGCATACGATACAACACAAGCAACAAATACAAGTAGAAGTACTGGATTTACAAACTCAACAAACACAAGTAGAAATACAAACACAAGTAGAAACACAGCATTTGCTACCAACACTTCTAGAAATACTAATACAAGTAGAGATACAAGTTTTATTACTTATGGAAGTAGAAATACATCATATATTACTACTTACTTAACGGTAGAATATGAAGAAGAGCATGGTAATAATACATACGATACAAGTAGAAGTACAACTAGAACCACAGCAGTTGCACAAGCTGATAGTCGTGGTACATCTTTTACAAACTCAACAGGCTTTACAAATAACACAAGTAGAAGTACTGGGTTTACAAACGCTACAAGTTTTACAAATAACACGAATACAAGTAGAATTACAGCATACATAGATAACACAAGTTTTGGAACTTCTAGAAATACTAATACCTCTAGAATTACAGCGTACATAGATAATACAAGTTTTGGTACAAGTAGAAATACTAATACCTCTAGAATTACCGCATACATAGATAATACATCTTTTGCTACTAATACTTCTAGAAATACATCTCAAGCTACAAATACTTCTAGAAATACTAATACATCACAGTCAACAAGTTATACTACTACTCAAGCAACAAATACAAGTAGAAACACTAATACTGCTCAATCTACAAATACCGCTAGAAATACAAATACATCGCAGTCAACAAGTTATACTACTACTCAAACAACAAACACAAGTAGAAGCACAAATACATCGCAGTCAACAAATACTGCTAGAAATACAGCTACATCTCAATCAACTAGTTATACAACTACACAAGCAACAAATACCGCTAGAGATACAAATACATCGCAGTCAACAAGTAGAACAACAACATTTGCTACAGATACAGCATATGTAGATAACACTTCTCAGTCAACAAGTTACGAAACAGCTTATATTACAAGTAGAATTAGTACAAGAGATACAGGTACAAGTAACTCTACAACAACAACTTTTGCTACAACACAAGGTACAATTACAAGTAGAAGTACTGCATCAAGTAGAAGTACAACAACAACTTTTAATACTAATACAACTACAGCATCAAGTAGAAGTACTTCATCTTCTAGAGCTACAGAAACCTCTAGAATAACTGTATTCGCTACAACTACAACTTTTGAAACAAGTAAGTCAACACAAGTTTCAACAGGCAAAAATACAACTACTACTTTTAATACTACAAGGTCAACAGATACTACAATTACTACCGACCACTTAACCACAACAGTATTTAATACATCTACTGTTGTATACGAAAGAACAACAGCCTCTCAGGTGGGAACACTATTCGATACAGAAGTGTCTTCACTAGAAGACTATGGATTCTCCTACTGGGATGGCTCACAATGGAGCGAGTCAAACTAATATGGCAGGTGGATTTAAAAAAGAAACAAATATTACACCAGAATACGTAAACAGAAAAATGGAAAGTATGATGGCAGCACTCTACGATACTGTAGAGGAAACAGAAAAAAGATTAAAGAATATGGAACAAGTTATATTCGAGCTGAAAAATGAAAAGACAAATAAAGCCGAATAAAAAACTAGAGGCTATGACGATTAATGAGAGCTTAGGCGATGTCGCTACTCATTTTATGAAATCAGGGTCGTCATATAGACCAACTAGTGACTTAGAAACTTTAGCAGACTTTCGTAAGAGAGTATTGCCAGAAAAGCATAGAGGCAGTGATATGTCTTATGATATTTGGTTTAATACAAATGCTAAACAAACTATCCATAAGTGGTTATACACAGACTTTTTAGGTAATGGAATATATTTAAGAGTGCCAAGTACTCCTATAAATGATAAGTTAACTAAACACATTGTTGAGTCGGACATAAAAATAGACGAAGAAAGATGTGAAAAGATAGTAAATAACTTTCATAATAAGTATACTTTAGGAGCAAATCAAAAATACTATGATAAAGTAATATTTTTGCCAGGTAGTAATCTTTTAAACAAAGGTAAATGTGTACATTGGGGTAGAGTAAAACAAGCTGTTGATAATGGCTTTATAATAAAACCACACCCAATTACTACTAAGTTATGGGTTGCACGACTAAGACTAGATTTTGGAGAAGAGAATGTCTTAGATAAAAAAGCGGGAGGTTTTGAACTTCTTGCAAATTGTAAAGAGTGTGCAACAATGCCAAATAGTGAAATGGGACTAATGGCACTTATGTTAGATAAACAATTAAGTATGGTAGCTCATACAAAAAAGGATAGAGAGAAATCTATTTTAACTTATGAAAGTTTATATTATGCAATAGCAGATACAAACGCAAAACAATCGCTGAAGAAAATATTTTCAGCAAAGAACTCAGGAATAATCTTTAGTTTTGACGAAGACGCTGAAGATAGAGTTAATAATTATCTCAATAATTTTTGGGACTATATGGTAATACAAGGATGATAGAATTAGCAACAAAATATAAAAAAGATTGGACTATGTTCACTCTTGCCTCTTTAAAAGACCAGAAAGGTTTTCGCTTACACTTGTTTATAAATAAAGAAGATTGGAATGTGCAAGAAGTGGATTGGATTTTAGCTAACTTTACAAATGTAAAGATATACGAATCTTGGTGGAACAGTAATAACATTTCTAGAATGGTATTTCATTTGAAACACTACTATAAAGATATTGGTATGGCTAAAAGATTAGTAGTATGGGATGGAAATAGAATCTTTAATCATAATATTGATACTGGTGATATTCCACCTGCCGAGTTTTTCAAGGCTTCCTTATCTTTCTTAGCAAGAGATTTAGTTTTTGATAAACATCCTAACATAGGTCATTACTATGATGTTCTTAAAATAAACAGAAGGTCTCATCAAGATATGCCTATGATAGATAAAAATATTGTATTTTTAAATTATGATAGGTTGGCAGAATTTGAAGATAGAGATTTATTCTTTACAAGACAAATCGATCCACCTAATCAAGGCAAAAGACCTTATATTGATACTAAATTAATTGCGTGTAATGACTTAGCTTTCTTTGAAGCACTTACACATTTTAAACATTCATGGCAACCTCTTTATGTAAATGGTAAGCTAGATAGATTAATACAGCTAGATGCTTTGGGACCAAAGGAAATGTTAGACTATAATATTATGTTAAGAAAATCTTTGAGTATAGATATTGAGCATCAATACTTAGCCACAGAGTATGGAAACTTGAATACAGGAGTTCAACTATCTGTTCCTTGGGATTGCTATACTAAACTAATTGATAAAATACCTGTGAACTTCAGAAACTCTAGATTAAATGAATTATTACTAATAAAAGCCGCTAAGCAGAAAGCTATGGCTGGAAAGTTACTAAAAGCTGGATTCCATTTAGGAAAGGTCTAAATCTCCCTGATTTAGGTCTGATAATATTTTCCAATCAATCACACCCCTCTCATATAAATCAACTACAATCTCTTTTTCTTTAGAAGAATGGGGATTGTATGTTTGTGTACTTACAGGAATGTGCCAACTATAAGGACTGTTAAATCCAGCAGTTATTGAAAGTGCTTTAGAAAAGAAATCAAATCCTACCAATGTAAGAGTAGAAAAATTTATTTTCTGTAAAAAGTATTGAATTGCAACGAAACCTGCTGAAGGACGTTGTCCGTTTACTTCATTGTTTTTAGCTCCCACTAAATCGAATATCGATAACAATTCTTTGTCCGAAAACATTTCAACAACTTTATAGTTAGGATAGTGGTCGGGAAGTTTATCAAGGTGTATTCGTGAGCGGTTGAATAATACAGGAATATTATCAGGAAAAAACTTTCTTTTATTATATCGTAAGAATCCAGTTATCCAAATGTCGGTACGCTTACCAACACTATCCCAATTTTCGGAAGTAGGAATACCATTTCCAAATCTCACAACCGTATCAAAACTTTCAATATAATCAGCGAGATTATGTTGTAACATCTCTACTGAATTACCAACTAAAACGATATTTTTTCTTTCTGTAAGTTTCTGTAAATTTTCTTCCATTCGTTAGAGTATCCTAGGTTATCGTGAATATCAAGCCAAGGGCCGCCATCTGTAAAGTGTACTGCCTTTGGATTATTAAAGTAATAATAATTTACCATTGCATTAAATTCTGCAGGTAAATTACCTATTGAATCCGCCCAATTCATTTCATGCAAGTCACCCGCTGGGGCGTAGTTTACATACTCAGTATTAAGTTTCTTACATCTTCTATTATCAAAATACATCAAAGATGACCAGTATTTTCTATAGTACGACATGTTTTGTTTGTCGTTCATCTTAACTTTAGGAGATAAAAAGGAGGGGTGTTGAACGCAATAAACAGAATGTTTTGCGTTTGTGTATTGTACTATTTCTTGGGGGTCACACTTCCACATAAAGTCGCTATCGCAGAAAAGTGCGTTCCCATGAAACATTGAAAGGTGAGGTACAAGAAAGCGAGTGAAAGCAAACTCAGTACTTTCTCCTTGATATGCTCTCTTGTAAATTCCTTCCTCTTTGAGTTTTGATAATACCAATGGTTTTATAGTGTGGTATGTTGCATACCTTTCAATAGAAGCTTTGCATACAGCATAGGCTTCAGGTTGGTCACTATCGAAACCAATGTAAATTATCATCCGTCTTTTAAACTATGACCTAAGTCATTGACATAAGCTTGTCTAGCAGTCTTCATTGCAGCAAGCTGGTTGTCTAAATCTGCGAGTTTTGCATCGCAGTATTGTATTGCGTTAAATAGAGCTAGTTGGTCTTTATTAAAATTTTCCGCATTGTGCTCTATTCCATCTATGGTTATTGAACTCATTTAAATATATCCTGCCAATTGCCTTGTGTACTCGCCTTAGCATACTCGGTAGCACGGTTTTCAAAAAAGTTGGTATGCTCAACTG